ACTTATTAATTCCTCTCTTCTATTGATATGTCCCCCATGTGGAGATGGAATCGTAGAAAACCAATATTTGGCTGCTGGTAATTCTGGAATTTTATATGGATAAGTGCAACGCCCGTCCCCACTTGGATGCAAGCGTCCATTTTTTGTTTTGCGCCATTCAGCGTGTTTACATTTTAAGCAATTTTCCATATTACTATACTCCACCTATTCTTTGGGCGACAATACTTTCAGCGTAATCATAAATGTGCGCTCCAGAACAAAAATAATGAAAGCATCCTTGTTCTATTCCAATCTCCATAGCCATTGTTTTTTGTAAAAACTCTATAGCTACCATATTCGCAGGAAACCCAGACCACATATCATTACTCCTAAAATATATATGGAAGTCAAGTTTATTGTCTTGCACCCTGCAAAAAATACTATTCAAACATGGAGGGTCAGTTAATTTTAAATCTTCTGGCCTGGAGAATCTAAGCACCATCTGATTTGTTCGTGGTGTCTCTCTAAGGATATTAATTATACTACTTATCTGATCTATGGGATGTCTTAACCTGTAGCCATAAGTGTAAGCCTCGTTCTCGTGCTTCTCATCATCGATAAGACAGTAAGCATACATACCATTACCATAGAGATAATCAAGTGTCACTGGAGGTACTAATGACGAACTCTCAGGCATAGCTGGTATTATATCTTGTGTGCCTGACCCATGCTCTGGCTCTATAATATGTATGTGTAGAAAATCAACCTCAATTCTTACCTGGCCAGCAAATGACCCAGAGTCAATTTTAAATCTACGACCGTTTCTAATTATTTCATACCATGCCTGAAAACATGCATCGGGTATATTTTTTGCTTTAATCATTACTTTTCTCCATAATATCTGAATTTATATTTGTTGAAAACAAACTCAATGATGTCTTCCCTGTACGATGCAACCCTACTGCCTACCATTGGTCTATGAACGCTAACTCCTCTCCTGTTAGAGATCATAGCACATGCTCTGCCTATTACCGACCTTGTTCGTGGTAGGTTTGTGATATTGTTTTCTTCTATATACTGGCCTACTTTTTTATATTCTAATTGATTAACGTCCATTATACCCCTCTGCTGTCCAGTCATATTTATAAGTCTTTTTATCAATAGTTTTTCTTGTGACACTTACTTTCATTTTGTGACCGTCATTAATAATAAACCATGTTTCCTCATTATAACCAGGAGTTATAACAGAACTTATTTTTACAGGCTTAACGTCTGATGCTACAAAAACATAATTAACGCCTGAAACATCTTCACCTTTTACAAGCCCACTTACCACTGGTAAGCTATATCCAAAATCGTTAAATCTCATTAGTTTTTATCCCTTATCTGCTGCTGCACATCTATTGACATGCAGTCTTTTAGATTAAATAGAAATGAACATCCAAAACCATTTGTTCTTTGTCTATAGTTAGAACATTTGAACTGTTCTTCATCGCTCCCACAGGCTGTGCAATTAACAACTCCATCTATATACACGCCAAAGTGTTTATTTTCTTTTGCTGGTTCAGGCTGGACAACAGTCTCCGGTTGTTTTCTTATATTTTTATTAAGCTCTTCAAACTCTTCAAGCTCCTCATAGAGATCATTGTAATCATATATACCGACAATATGCCCATTTGTAAGCTTTGTAAATTTGAAGGCTGAGTCATTTTGTTTTTTCATTGGCTTATTCTCCTTGAAGCATACTGGTTTTTTAATTGATATAGTCTTTATATCAATTTTATTGATTAAATTTGCAAGTAATTTTTTGGTAATTATCTCTGATTGGGTAGCAACCTTTGGTTGTTTTTTTATATTTTTATTCATCTTTTCGATTCCTCGAAGTCTTTATCAAGTTCTTTATAATGATCAATTTTAATCTTACTTAATCTTTGGGGTAGTTCTTTTCTTTCTTTATTTTTTATTTCAAAATCTTTGTCAAGTTCTTTATGATAATTTTTCAAGCGCTTTCTCCCTTGTTTCAATTTCAAATTTTAAAAATTTAATAGCCTTTTTTAAATCCTGAATTGGATTACCTTTTAGATCAGCCCTCCATATATATTTTACTGCTGAACCAAGACAAAAATTCATATGCTTTATAATGTCTATACATTCTATACCTGATGGATGTTGTGTGTAATGTTCAGGACACTCGATATTACTTTCGATGCTCATCTTATATTTCCTTCCTTGATTGCTTTTAATAATATTGGATTAATAACATATGAATAATTATGTTGTCTATTTATAAGGCCAAGAGTTTTCTTTGCCCTGGTACATGCCACATACAGTAGTCTACGCTCGTCATCTTCAACGCTATTACTTGACATAGCCTTCTTATTCAGTTGTTTATAGATGTACATATCTACCCATACATGATCTGCTTCGGCTCCCTTAACTGAGTGCATTGTCCCCAGTGTAGGTATCGTCATATCATTATAAATAAAGTCACACAAAAAATCAAAGTCTTTAATCTTTTCTTTTAAGTATATTACAAATTCATTTTTTGATTTAAGCTTAAATATTTTGTATATATTTTCAAGATCATTAGAGAGTTCAAAAAACTCTGGAGTTAATCCTGTTATTGGTAAATTTTCATCAAAGCTAAGTTTTAATACTTTCCATGGGTCTTGATTTTTTAATCTTTTAGCGTTTTCATTATCAATCAGGCGTATTTTTACCTTATCAACTACTGGCATCTTGTATATATTTTTATGTATGTTTTGCAGATCACCAAAGGTAACGTCTTTTCTGCCAAGAACATCGAATGCAGTCTTGATGGCTCTTACATTATTAAGTTTCATAGGATCAGATGTCTTGTCCGCTTTATATGGGTTAGACCACAAACAATCTCTTTTTTTTAAATAGTCTTTCCACATTGACAACTGATTATTTGTTCTACATAATATCATATGACTGCCAGGAAGAGACATGTCGGGCTCTCTAACCATTGATACTGTTCCTTCTGGTAAGTTAGGATGTGACTCACAGTTCACAGGGTTGAACGCCGCGCTACCAAGACATATTTTGGCAAAGTCAAACACCTTCTTGGGTACTCTGTATGTTACTCCCATATTTTGAGATTCGGCGTCAAGCTCTTCATATTTTTGGGGTGATGCCCCTGCAAAACGAAAGATACTTTGGTTAACATCCCCAATAAGATAAGTATCCATCATCTTCTTGCTCCACATCTTAATAATTGATAGCTGCAATGGTGTTAAGTCTTGAGCTTCATCCACAAATAATACTTTCGCTCGTGGTGTTAGTTTTTTGGCCAAAGTATATCTTAGCATTGATGAAAAGTTGACAACTTTTTCCTTAATACAAAACCGGCTCCATGCTGCAAAAAACTGCCTGTCTCTAATCATCCATTTTTTCATAGGGTATTCTAAATTAGACATCAGTTCAACCCTTGTATTAAAATTCATTCTTGAGTCATATCCTACAATCTCATCAATATTAGTATTCATTCCAGACGTTGCGGTGTCTTTAAACTGTGGGTAAGTATTCATAAATTTACCTACTAAAGAGTTTAGTACAAATGTATTATACTCTTTATCGTTGTCGCTGTCATCATCGTTTTTCTTGTTTTCTAACTTATCTCTCATGCCAAGAAGTGAATAACAGAACCCGTGTAATGTTTTTATATTGTTTAAGCTGCTTGGGTTTAAATCTCTACCCTCTGTCTCTCTATAAAATTTTATAACTCTCTGTTTTACCTCAAATACTGCTGCCCTGGTAAAAGATACCACACACAAATCTCTTAGTGTATACTGCTCCTCACTTAGATGCTCCTCGATCATCTTTATCAATTTTGTGGTCTTGCCTGATCCAGGGTTGCCAATGATTTTAATTATCACTTTTTATCCCCCCTTACTACCAGTCTAAGTAATTCTGAAAAACATAATCACAACAGTCATTATTTTTATTTTTTTTATTGCAGTCTACATAATGATATATTTTTTGATATGGCGTGTTGTGGTATGGAACATTTTTGGAACATTTTTGCCTACGAATATACTTACAATAATTACAATAAACTTTTTTAGCTACTTTTTTTTTCAAGAAAAAATTTAAAATTTTAACTATCGACATAATCTTACCTCTTTAGTTGGGTGACTCCCCAAACCTATGGGGAGTCTGCTGTTTAATATTTTGTTTATACTTTCTATTTTATCAAATTCCCTCCTTCCTACTTAAAATCTTTCAAGCATTTCTTTTTTATTGTCAGTATATATTTTGCTTATCAATTTTGTTACACTTTTATTGTCAGCAATATACCCTACAGGCTTGATGGCAATAATACTGTACACCTTACTCATAGGTACAGCAGTTATTTCTACTGGTACATACTGATAGTATTTTCCCGATGTTGATATTTTAGATACGAAACTATCAATATTTTTTATAGATGATGCTGAGGCACTTAGTTCATGCACTAAGTCCTGGCCATCAATTAACAAATGTAGTAACCTACGATCAGAACATGCTTTCCCTTTTCCTGATGATGATGAGCCCCACTCGTTTTGAGGACAACCATCACAAAACTCTGATTGAGGCTTAACTGAGTCTGCTCCTGGTTTATCACATTTCAGGCTGTAACAATCTGGCTCTACAGCTTCACCTTCTTTATATGGTTTACTGTAATATGATTTTCTTTTTTGAACTGAAATAATAAACCCTGCCACCTTGTCAGCCTCTTCGTTATTAACGGAAAATTTATCTGATCCATGATCAAGAGTTATTTGAGGAAAACCATCAACGCTAAAATCTTCCATTACGTCTTCTGGTGTACTAAATGGTGCTACTGCTACGTCTTTTGTTTTTTCAAAGCCGTCTATAAAAGACTCTGCTATATTATTAAAAGTGCATCCTTTTGGAATATTATTACACCTAAGATTAGTAACTCTCTTGCATAACCAACAATTATCAATTCCTTTGGCGTCCCAGTTGAACTCATAAATACCGCCCTCGATAATACATATATAATCCCAAGTATCATCTATTACTGGAATATAAACATCCCCCTTAATAGCATTGGCCTGGGTAGGTGTATATAGTATTATTTTTGGTAACATTTTATTTTACCTCCCTTTCAATGTCTTTTTTCAATTCTTGAAAATAATTTACATATGCTTGATGGTGTCTTATTTTATTATTACAATCTACAATAATTGCTATTTTTGCAGCCTCAATCGAATCATAATAAGAGTATCCGGATGACTCTTTCAGGCATCTATGCCCACTTGGAAGCCAAATAAATTTTTTAGTCTCTCTCTCAATCTCAACTTTTACAATTTGTGAATAATTACGACCTATTCTATATTTTGTTATCATAATGTTTCTACTCCATCAGTATATACTTTGTTATCTTTTTTCTGGCTTCTGTTTTTATATGCCCACAAGGCAAGGTTGTTTTCTGTTTTGCCCTGTTTTAATAGTGTATCAGACAATTGGAACGCCTTAACCCCATAAGGAGCTGATGACTCTACAGCCAAAAATATAAACTCTGCATCAATACTTGTTATAGCTTTATAACCAGAAAGATAAAAAGCAGCTTGTCTATGGTACTGGTATTTTTTTACAGACCATTTAAACTGTTCAATATCATAAGTCTTTTTTAGATCAATCAATAGCGTCTTATTATAGATAGCATCGATTTTCATCTTACATGCAACGCCTTCATGCTCCCAGAATCCAGCTACTTCAGTTTCGCTATCACGGATAATATCTCTAATATTTATATCTGGCAGAGTGTTTTTATTTTCATCAAAAGGGTTGTCATTGGCAAGATGATACGATGCCATTGTATTTTCGAT